GTACTGGTGCTGTTGGTGCTGGTGGAGCTGCTGGTGAAGCTACTGGTGTTGGTGCTGGTGGCGAAGCTACTGGTGTTGGTGCTGGCGAAGCTGCTGGTGCATTTTCTGCTGTTCCATAAGGTATAGTTGCATAAGTTGTACTATAATTTGTTAGAAGTGCTTCTTTATTAGGATAAAGAATATTAATTCTTTCAAGAATATCATTGAAATGTGGAACATCTAGTTTTCCTTCACTAGAAAGTGGTAAATATTGATTCTTTAGAAGTTCACGGTAGTCTTCTAAATATTCTTTAAAATCTTCTTTAAAATCTTCTTTAAAATCTTTTTTAAAATCTTTTTTAAGTTCTTCTTTATAATCAAATTTTATTATACGGAATATTCCACTAATAATATCATCAATATTGTTTTTATCAATTAAATTTTTATAATGTTCAGAGTAATTTAATTTTTCGACTTCTTCAATGAATTTGATTTTTTCCTGCTTCTTAAATGTAATTTCATTTTTGTTGGATTTTATTTCTAAATACTTATAAAGAAGCACAATAATAGTTTTTAAACAATAAATATTTTGTTTAATTTTTATAATCATATTTCTTTTTAAAAGTTTAATTTTAATTTTTATTTCTTTTGCCAATGCGCTTTTTGGTTGAGTATTAATTATACCCCTATATTCTTGTTTTTGTTCTTCTTCTTCTTCTTCTATTTTTATCATTTCATAAAGGTCAGGTTTTTGTTCAGGAGGAGCGTTAAAACTTTTTCTTATTTTTACTCTTTTTTGAATATTAATCAGGTCAAATTCTATATTTCTTTTTAGAGACTGGATAGTATAATGTCTTTCTGAGTCAATAAGTAAATACTGATAATCAGAATCAGTTGTGTTTATATATTTGGCAATAGTTTTGAATAATCCCCTGCATTTTGATGTACATCTTGTTAGTATTATACTAACTAAAAATCTTTTTGTGTTATAATTAACTAAACATATTAATAAATTAGAAAAGATATGACCTTCTAAATTTTCTAACATATCTACTATATTTTCAACACTATTCTTATTTTTCAATATATAATCTATTTTGTAAAATGCTCTAGAGGAAGGGTCATCATATTTTTTCTTAACTATTTCCATTTTTTCATAAAAAGATGAAACTTTAAAATTTGGATCTTTTTTAAAAATTGAAAATTCACGAATTTTTGATTCATTTACAAGTTGTAACACTAATGAATATAATTCCGACTCAGTAATATAAGCTGTTAAATCGAATAATTCTGTTTTGCTATATGGATTTGTATAATTATCGACAAAAATATCATACCATTTTTTTACAATAGCTAACCTCATTTGTCTAGTACCAATTGTTGTTTTTATATCTACAAAAGAAGTTGGAATTTCATTACAATATTTTGTATAGTATTTAGTTTTTACAGCTTCAGCTATTTCACTTTGGATTCTTTCATACTCATTATTAATATCTAAACTTAAATCTTTGTGATAATAAAATGGAATATTACTTTTATTAGGTAAATAAGCACCTAAAAAACTATTTTTAAAATCATCACAGTTTATAAAATTTTTAAGCTCATCGTCTAATTCATTTTTATTTTCATTTTCTTTAAACAACAATAAAAAAATATTATTTAAAATATACCCTCCAGGTTCGTAAAATATAGTTTTTTTTAATGCTTTTTTATAAAAAAATTTTTTTAATTCTTTTTCACTATTTTCTTCACTATTTAAATTTATTGTTTTAAATCCTAAACCAGTCTTTATTTTATTTTCTTCCATTTTTTCAAAATATTTATAAAGAAATGAACCGTATTTAAAAATATTTAATTTAAATTTATTCATTTCATCAGGATTGTCCTTAGGATTGACCTCATATTCATAATTATATCTAAATCCTGCAAAATATCTTGAATTTACTATATCATAATACGCCTGAGTTTTCTCAAGTTTATTTCTTCCTTTATCAATGTTCAATGGAATACTGTTTCCTTGTAATCCAGTATTATATTGGGAGTAGAAAACATATTCAGTTTTATCTTGCTCATTGATGTCTTGTTCTAAAAGGAGTGCTAATTTTAAAATATTTAATTTATCATCTTCTAAATCTGGTTTTATTTTTTTTAATAATTTATCTATGACATTTATCATTCTTCCTAATGATGAACCTTCTGTTTTAACAACTTTATTTTTCATAATCTTCAGAAGAAGAATGTTTAATATTTTATGGAAGTTGTTAGCACAGTACTGATAAAGATTAGGAGGAATATGTTTAAAAAAATTATTAGAAACAAATTCTGTCACTGCATCGAAAAGCATTGTGTGTGGGATTTTATTTTTAAAATCAGCGTGGTAATTCACTGATTTTGATAAATTATGAGGTTCTGATTGTATAGTTTTTAAACAATCTGTCATTTATATTATATATATCTAATTTTTTTTTTATTGAAACATATACTTGGATTTTTTCTAAGTTTAATATAACTATAAATGATTTCTACCAGAGAATTTTGTAAAAAGTATGCTGCTAAATCAGCAAAATTAGACTCTAAAGATGTAGATGCTCGTAGAGCGAAAGTTATGGATCCTCTCAGGGAAATAGCAGAAAAATCAGAACCACTTACAATTAAAAATATTAATAAGTTTTTTTCTACAAGAATTTTAAACACTGCTGTTGATTTAATTGACGAACACTTTTTTGATAATGAAATTAAAGATATGTTTGAAAGGAATAAATGTTGTTTCACAGTTTGTATGGAAAATAGATGCACTTTAACAGGTGGAAAGTGTTGGACAAAAGGGAAAAAAATAACAATAAAATTAAGTTCGAAGGTTTTCCAAAATGCTTTTAAAAAAGCTAGAAAAAATAGAGCAGTAGGTAGGGTTCCTTGTGACGATATTCTTAGTTGCTTAGTATTAATTTTAGAACACGAGTTAGTTCATGCGTTAATTTCGTGTGACTGTCGTCTTAGTGGGTATTATGAAGTTCCACAAGAAAAGTTGGGTTCTCCAGTAATGAAATTACAATCAAATGCTAGAAGTGGTCACAGTAAAACATTTATGGCTATTTTGAATAATCGTTTTGGTCATAGAGAGTTTAGACATACTGTTTTTGGTGAAAGTAATTATAAAGAGGGTGATATTAAGGTAGGTGATATTATAGATGTAAGGCAAAAAGCGGACTTCCCAAATTTCAAAACAGGTAAGAAATATGGTAGGTTTAATTCTGTAGAAGTTACTAAAGTGTCATTATTAGGTGTTAGAGTAAGAATTTTGGCAACGCCGCTAATAAAATCATTATATGGGAAATTATATGACCCAATTAAACATAAAGAGATAGATTTAGGAGTAGTTCCATACGAAAATGTTTTAAGTAAAAACGAACCACAAACTTGGGATGCTCCTAAGCCAGTAGCAGAGCCAGTTAAGAAGCCAGTAGCAGAGCCAGTTAAGAAGCCAGTAGCAGAGCCAGTTAAGAAGCCAGTAGCAGAGCCAGTTAAGAAGCCAGTAGCAAAGAATACATTAAAAAAACCAGTATGTAATAAAAGAAATCCGGCACCACCTTGTCCAGAAGGTATGGTTATTAAAAAGAGACCAAATGGAGAAGAATGTTGTTATAAATCAACTGGAAAACCAGTAGTAAAATCAAAGAAGGTATCACCAGTAGTTAAGCCAGTATCACCTCCAAAATCAGTAGTTAAGCCAGTATCACCTCCAAAATCAGTAGCAAAAGATTTAAGAACCTTAGAACCATCATTTGATTTTGTAGCTAAGCCAGTTAATGTAGTTGCAATTAATTCAGAATTAGATTATAAAAAACTTAAGACTGAAACTAAAAAATATATAGATTCATTACCAAGATATAAATTAAATAAAAAGGTAGAATTAAACCAAAGTGGTATTTTTTCAACAGACAAACCAACACATTTTATATTAAAAGTAGGATTTAAGTATTTATTAGTAGATACATCAGGTTCTAGTTATGTAAGATATGCAACAAAAATAATTGGTATTCCAACACCATCAAAGGGATTTTCTGATTTATATTCAAAATAAATATTGATTTAAAATGTAAAAATAATATTAATATTAAATATAATGTGGTTTAGTGAAGTGCCAAAGAAATCTACTCATCCTCAGTTGCTCGATTATTGGATGAAAGGAAATGTAGTAGATAATATTAAAATTAAACATGATTCTAGTGAAAAAACATACAATAAAATAAATAATTTTAAACCATGCGTATTGTCAAAAGTAAATAAATCTAGTAAAAATAATTAAAATAGAATATTATTTAAATGAATTATTTTATAGGACTTTCAATTGTAGGAGCAATTTCAGGTTTAACAGCAGGATTAATAGGAGCTGGTGCTGAAATATTAATAGTGCCTTTACTTACATTATTTAAGTTACTACCAAATTTAAAGAGTAGAATAGGAACTAGTCTTTTTATGTTACTACCACCAATAGGTTTATTTGCAGCATTAGAATTTTATAATAATAAATTAGTTGATGTGAAAGCGGCATTATACTTGGCATTAATTTTCACTTTGTTTGCAACATTTTCTTCAAAATATACTCTTAAGATGAATCAAACATTACTTAGAAAAGGTTTTGGATTATTTACAATAGTATCAGGAATATACATTTATTTCAGTAAAGAACATTTTTCATTGAAAAAAAATTAAAAAAACAGAAAACACTAGAATGAAATTATTAAATGACAAAGAATATTCTTTTTTTAAGATTTATTTATTATATTTATTTTAATTAATATGAATGTGGTATGTTATAGATATGAGGTAATTGATATGAAAACAAATGGTTATTTAGGTGAAATAATAGATTGTGCCTATGTTTTAACAATGGAAAATAATCCCAGAATAAAAACAATATTACAAAGATTACAATTTGCTATTCCTTGTAGAAAAGTAGTTATTCAGTATAATAAAGGGTATAAGCGTTGTAATAAACCTAATTTAAAAAAGCAAAAGTCTTTATATGATATAACAGATGCATACTATCACGCATTCTATCATTACAAAAACAATACATCTAAACGATATGAAAGGGTAATGATATTAGAAGATGATTTTATTTTTACACCATTAATAAAAGAAAAAAAGACATTATCTGATATAAAAGGAATAATATCTAGTAAGAAGCCAGATATTCTTCAATTTGGACATGTTTTAAGTATTTACAATCCATTTTTTCTATTTCATAGTAATTACAATTTTAAGAAACATTTATATGCACCATCAGCTCATTGTGCAATATACTGTAAAACATTTATTGATAAATTTACTAGTGACTATTCTATAGGAAAGTTTCCTTATGATCATTACGATAAAGCACTAAGTAGTCAATATTCAAATATTTGGGTTTATAACAAACCATTAGGTATTCAGCCATTCGAAAATACAGAGAATTCAAAAACTTGGAATATATTAGGTATTAATACTACTGATTTTATGCTTTTTTTTATAGATAAATATAAATTGCATGATTCAAATAATCCACATGCTATAGAAAAGGGAATAAAAAAAATTAATAAACTAAATTACAATTTAAATTTTTTAATGTGGTTAGTAATACTAGTAATTATTGTAGTGGCTACGCATTTTATAGTAAAATAAGGATTTGGTGTGTGGGGTCTTTAAGTAGTATTAATTAAATTATTTTTTATTTAAGAAGATTCATTATAGTTTTTACATAATTCACTAAAAGGAACATATGTGATACCCCAGGATTTAGCTAATTCTAATATTTGTCTAGTCTTTGGTGATAATTCTTCTCCGAAATATTTTGTTTTTCCATAAGTTAGTTCATGTTCTTGACGAGCAATACATACTATTATTAGTGGCTTACCATATATTTCAGGAATATCTTGATACTTTATCCAAGTTCCAAGAACTTTTTCACCTGCCGTGCCATCAACCCACCAATTACTTGTTTTTACTTCATAAATATAGTTATCAGTTTCCCAATCTGGTTTAAATCTGCGTCTAGTTTCTGGTCTCTTTGGATTTTCACCCTTAAGATTCAAAATATCAAATACTAACTCCTCGCCAAGTTTAGTTGTCCAATTTCCATTATTAACCTGTCCTATAATATTGTTACCCCATACCCTTTCTGCTTTTTCCATTTCCTTTCGAAGTTTTGATTTTGTTTTACCATCTCTTTGTTCAGGTAATTCAGGTTTTGTTAAAGCCCATTTAATTCGTTCGCTAAGTGTATCCATAGTAATTAATAAAAAAAAAATTATTTTATTATAAATTCAATTTTTAATTTTAGTTGTAGATAACTACTTCATTAGTAGTAGCTTCTGGATTCTTACTATTTATAGCTCTTCTAGCTACTATTTCTTCATAATTAAAATCTGAAAAGTTAGACATTACAAGAGGAACTTTAGCATTTGATAACATAAACTTACCACCTCTAGTATCTATTTGTTTAATTTCATTAAATAACAAAGCATGTTGTTCATTATTGAAGCCACACACAGTATATCCTACAAATGAATTATCTTGTTCTGGAGCATAAGGTGGGTCAATATATGCAAAATCATCTGATTCAACATTTTTTATACTATTAACAAAACTTGAATGAATAAAATTAACATTTTGGATTAATTCACTTATATTATCTAATGTTTCTTTAGTTATTAAAATTAGAGATGATTTATAATTTCCAAAAGGAACATTGTATCCATTAGGTCCTTCTCTAAATAATCCTCTGAAACAAGTTTTGTTTAGAAACAAGAATAATGCTGATTTTTGTATAGAACTTATAGAAGTTTCATTATAAACTTTACGCATCCAGTAATAATAACTTTCCTTTGATTTTAAAGCAACTTCTAATGTTTCTGGTTTTCTCTCTGATTTTTCACAATTAAATTGTTTAATGCTATTATATTGTTCTGATATACTAGTAACCGCATCAAAAAATTCATTTTTATTATTCTTTAAATGATTATATAAATCAATAAGTGATTTATTAAGGTCATAGGCATAAATGCTACCATTAATTTTTAATTTTTCTTGCTTTTGTAGAGATAATACAGCTAGTAATACTGAGCCACCTCCAAGAAACAATTCATGATAGTTATTGATTTCATTAGGTATTTTAGGAAGTATGCAACTTAGTAGTTG